CTCTGATTTGCCAATATGCCCAATTTGTGTGGATATTGTGCATTTTGTATAGGTTCTCTATAATGACCATATCAAATTGAGGACCTTGACACCATATTTGGTCACAGCCTACAAGCCATTTATTAAGAGATTTTGTGAATTCTTCAATACTAGTTCTGTCCTCAGATGAGAATGCTTTTTCTCTAATATTGAGTGGTTGTTGTGCCCACCATTGCAAAGTATTATCATCAACATCTCGGCCCATTTCAGTTTGCTCGTCAATGTTTAATTTAAAGTCTAAGAATGAGTGTGGCTCTTGATTTGTGTAAGGATCAAACTTTACACCACCCACACTTAATACTACTGCTTCTGGCGTTGTTGCCAAAGTCTCAATATCAATCATTGCATGGGTGGTCATAAGTATTCCTTTAGTTAGTGATGTTAATACCGAACATTTCTTCGAAGACTTTTAAACCTTCTTCTTTGGTATAAAGTTCTTCATTGTAGTTAGAACGTTCTTTACAATTCATGTCATACCAAACATTAAAGTTTTCTTCAAATGTCATGCTTTCATCATAATTAAATTGTGGGTCCATATATTACTCCAAAATATAAAAGTAATATAATAATACTAAAATTTGTGGTAATTGTCAACCTTTTTAAGCATTAAGTTTTTTGAAGTATTTCTCGTAAAGTCGCTTTTCCCAACGATATGCTTCACGTTCCCAGGGTTGATGACTATAAGGAGTTTTGGAATAATCTGCTTTTTTCCATCTCATACTGGAAGGAGATAGTTCTCCTGTAATAAACTGTTTAGCATGGATTAATTCATGCGTTAAGTTTATCAACATTTCTTCTCTTGTATAACGTTCTCCTTCTGAAGTTCTTGCAACTTCAATATCTATAGACCTTTTATCTCCCCAACAGTAACCACCTACCTGTTCTTCACATGCAGTTAGTATCCAAACGTCTACCTCTACAAAACGTCTTAATCGTGTTGGAACAATGTTTTCTAATAATAGTTCTGAGACTTTTTCTACAAATTTTTTGTTTTTTAACTGACCATGTATCTGTACATGAATCATATCCTGATTTCCTACCCAGTTAGATATGGTGCTTATATTAGCATCTATTTTGGCTTTGTCAACCTTTTTGTAACTTATTGATTTGGAAGATGTTATTGTATTACAATGTCTTCCATTCCTGCTGTTCTTAGTCTTGTTATGTGACCTATTTGCCATTGTTTTGTGTCTAGTCCCTTCATAATACCTAGGTATTTGTTCCTAAGTAGACTGTATTGATTGCAAAGGTGTGTTAGGTTAATAACACTAGGTTCACTATCAACAAACTTTTCTGCGTCTCTACTACTTAACTGTCTGTTGTAAGATTCTAAGAATTTTCTGAATGTTTTTGAACGTTCTTTTCTCAGTTCAATATTTAGATGTTCTAGTATTGCTTCAATTTCTTGTAATTGATTAAATCGATGTTCAGTAATGCCTGGAAGGGCGGCACTAGATTTCTCTAGGCTACCCTTAATACTGCATTCGTATTTGGCTTCTTCTAATTCTTTTTCGTAGTGGTCGATAGAGTCAACAATTTTGCCTAAATCTTCTACTACAGAGTTATACCAACCAGCCATTTAATTAGTCCCAATCCTCGTCGAAATCGTCCTCGTCTTCACCGAATCCGTAGTGTCCAACTACGGCAGTTTTCAAGGCAGTATCGAAAGTATGTGCTTCTTCCTCTATACCGTTCATATCACTTTCTTCGTCAAATACACGAACCAAGTGTTCTGCGGCTTCAACTCTGTCCTTCTTTTGAACATAGTTTTTCATAGAGTCCCATATACTAATTAGTAATTGTATTTCAGGATTCATCTGCTAATTCCTCCGTATCTTCTTCTAATGGGTCTATTCCGTCTTCAACAATGTCATTGTTTGCTTTAGGATTTTGTCCCCATTCACCCATAATTACCTCAAGTTTATCTCCAGTCCAGCCTTTTCTGAACTCTTTGATTTCTTCTCCAGTAACTAAGGATACATAAGAAAGTTTGTTGCCAACTTTTTCTACAATACCTTTTGCTTCAAGCATTTCTAGGAGCCCACTATATGGGTCCATACCTTGTTCGTATGGGATTTTTACTTGAACACTTTCAAACGGTTTACTGTAACGTGTTTTCATAACTTTACAAGCCGCTCTAATACCTTGTACTGTAGACACTTTGTTGCCATCTGCGTCTTCCTTAAGTTTCAGTTTTTTCATTGCAATTACTATACTACTTGCATATATAAAACCTTGTCCTCCACTGATTTTATCATCAGGGTCAAACATGTCTTGTGATGCATAAGTATGGTTGGTTGCTACTAGACCAATCGGGTGTGGTGCTAGTTGATTAACAGTATTTCTAACTAGGGCAGTTAAAGCCTTAGGTTTTCTTCCTAAATCACCTTTTAAGTCACCTTTGTTAAATTGGTCGACATCAGTAGGCGATAACAACATACCCAAACTATCTATTACAAATAGCATTTTAGGTTGTTCTTCATATGGTAGGTCACCATAGTTAGTTTTGTAATCACTTATAAATGTGCTTAATGTTTTAGCCACATCATCTATCATGCTAACACTAATTTTGAGAAGTTTCTCAGGACTAGTGTCTACATCTAATGCTTGTAGCCATTCTTCATCAAGTGCATTTTCGCTGTCAAATACTACAACTTGACAGCCTTGGTCTTGTGCGTTTTTAACTAAATTACCCGCACAAATAAAAGATTTACCAGAACCAGATTCACCTGCAAATACACTTACTTTACCAAGGGGAACTCCTTTTCGGAAGTCCCCACTTATTAGGTAATTTAGAGTGTAGTTACCAGTTGATATCCAATCTTGAGGATCGTGAAATCCAGCACTAATTCCAGTAATGCTTTTTGTCAGTCCTGTTCGGAACTTGGTTAAGTCAAATGGTTTCTGCATAATCTACTCCTTACGAACGGTTACGGATCATATTTAAAATATCATCTGCACTAGGTTTTTCACCACTTGCTTCTGCCGGTGCAGTTGCTGGTGCTTCTTCCGTTGCTGGAGCAGGAGCAGGTGCTTCTGCCTTAGGTTCATTAGTAACTTCTGGTGCTTTAGTTTCAGCAACTGGTTGTGCAGGAGGCGTTGTAGCCGGTTTTGCACTACTGTTTGCTGGAGCATCTACGCCGTAAGGCTTGTAGAAGTTACCCCATCTTTCCACATCATATAACTCACCGTCAACTGATGCTTGGAACATTTCGCTAATTGCGTTAAGTTCTTCTTCACCAGGTCTTTTTGGTAAAAAGTCTGATAATGTGTATAAACCATTTGTGTCAACAGATGCTAATTCTGTTTCATCTAATGCACGTTCTTTACGCATCCACTTAGATGTAGAATAGTCTGCATATTGACCTTTGGTTGTTTTAGTTACCCTAAAGTCTGTACCATTTACATAATCAGTAGGAATGTTTTCCATATCTGGGTCCATCAATGCTGATTTGATAATGTTAAAGATTTGTGGGGAAATAACAAAACGTCTGATTGGATTTTCAGGTGCTGTTTCGTTAAGTGGGTTTTCAGTTACAAATCCTTGGAAAATGTAACTTCTTTTTTTCCAATACTTACGACCCATGTCTTCTAGACTTGCGTCTTTAAACCAAGGACGAACCTCAGTTAGTACTGGACAAGTATCTCCGTACATTTCTGCACAAGGTACTTGTACTGTAACAGGTTTACTGTCACCGCCTTTTACACCTGGAAAAGACAATCTAATCATTTGTCTTTCTTGCCAAAAGAATGTGTTATCAACATCTGCGTCAGGTAAGAACCTGAGGACTGCTGATGTTCCTTCGTCGATATTCCAGTGTGGATAAATGGCGTTGTCGCCGCCTGTTGATGATTGGCTAGAACTTTTGTTGTTCTCCATGCTTGCCAATTTAGCCCTTATTTCTGCCAAAGATGCCATAATAATTTCTCCTATGTATGTGCCATGTTTGTAATACTGTTTGTGTTTCTGTATTACTAATAATGCCTAAGTTTATATTCTTTGTGCCATGTTGTCAACCTTTTTTTGTCTTTCGACAATAACCGTTGTCTTGTTATAATAGTATTTATTAATCTATTAAAAAACCTTCTATAAATTTGGTGTATTTCTCTTCTTCTGTTACTGTTTCTGCCATTTGTGCTTGTTCAGGACGTTGTGCAGAAAGTAGAGAAGCCTTAACTGCTCTATATTCAAATTGATTCATTTGTCCACCATTACTTAACTTATTACTAATACTACCTAAGTAATTTGCAAGTTGTGGATTTGTAGCAGTAGCACCCAACTGTGATACTTGATGTCCTAGTTTTGCTTCTGGTGTAGCAAAGTCTAAAGGATCTTCACTAATAAGTTCTTTAACACCTGCAAAGTTTTCTGATTCAATTGTTTTCATAATCATACTTTCAAATGCAGTTTGTCTGTTTACTAACTTGCTTAATGTTTCATGTGCATTACTAACTTTATCATCAAAGTGTGTTTCAGTAAAATGGTCTTCTAAGTTTACTTCATTTACAATATCAACATT